ACCTAGACTCCTGGGCCCTCGGTGCCTGCAATGCTTATAGTTTCTATCCCGGATCTCGACGGGTTCGATGAGGAGACAGGCACCTTTGTCTCCATGCCTGGCGGAATCCTGCACCTGGAGCACAACCTGGTCGCGCTGTCAAAATGGGAGTCGATCACCCATAAGCACCTCATCGGTAACGATAAAGTCACCGCTGAGGAGATGGCCCTCTACATCAAGTGTATGATCACAGATGAAGAGTATGACCCGTCGCTCCTGGATAGGATCCCCCCATCTGAGGTTGATCGTATTAGTTCCTATATGGCTAACACGATGACCGCAACGACCATCCGAGAGACGGGTGGAGAGTCTGGATCTGGAGAGTACACATCCTCCGAACTAATCTACTACTGGATGATCGCTTGCCAGATCCCCTTCGAGTGTGAGACATGGCACATCAACCGACTACTCACACTCATTCGGGTCTGTAACCAAAAGAATCAGCCTGATAAGAAGATGTCCCAGTCCGAGATTATGGAACGGAACCGGGAACTCAACAGAGCCAGGCGAGCTAAGCTTGGCTCGAAGGGATAACAATGATCAGTCACGAAGACATTCCCGAGGAGGCGCTTGCTCCGCAGGCCCACATCGGAACTGATCCCATGGAGGACAAGGAGATTCACGTCTCCCAGACTACCGAGGTGATGAAGTGAGCGTCGCAGACAACGTACTCGCTCGCGCCGCAGCGAGGATTGGTTACTATGCACCAGACGACCCTCAGCCCGGATCCGAAGCTGGCCGATACTGGGCAGCTCGAACTGGTCAGCAGTGGCTTGCTGGACCGTCCGACTCTGTTTGGTGGTGCATGCTCTTCGTCAGCATGTGTCTGGACGAGTGCGGGCAGATTGACGCTATTGGAGGATTCTCCTTTAACACTGACTACACCGTCAACAAGGTCCGCCAGCACCCTGACGCTTACTTCGTATCGGTTTACGACGCCCGACCGGGCGATGTCGTCATCTACGACTGGGACGGCGGCGGCACGGACCACGTGGGTTTCGTCGAGAAGAACCTTGGCGGAGGCACACTCCAGACGATCGAGGGCAACACCTCGTCTGGCAGCTACGGCTCTCAGTCTGCTGGGAACGGTGTTTGGCGGCGTGTCCGCAATCAGTCGATCGCTTATGTGATCCGGCCTGCGTATACTGACTCTCCGAGCAACACTGCTCCCGCTGGCCCTGCTGACATCCGCGCTCTGCAGCGTGCAGTCCGGGCTACCCCCGACAACGTCGCCGGTCCGAATACTCGGTCCCGTTGCTACGCTCTTGCTGCGGCTTCTGAGTGGGGCGGAAAGACCTTCCCATTCGGCGTGGCATTCACGCAGTCCGTGGTCGGCACGGAGCAGGACGGGATCTGGGGCGAGGCCTCTGAGGAGGCTCACGACGCGACCGTCGAGGCCGTCCAGGCTGCAGTCGGCGCTGAGGTTGACGGCGTCTACGGCGCCGAGACTAACACCAAGGTGAACGCCCTGCTCGACAGGGCCGAACAGCCGTAGGAGGCTCAAAATGGCAGCACCATACTGCACAGTTACCGGTACTATTCCTGGTGGCGAGAACGGTAAGGCCACAGTCCGAATCACCCCAGACGTTGATGGCGCGACTGCGACTCTCAATGGTACTGAGGTCTCCATGCGCGAGTACCTCATCACTACAGATCAGGCTGGATCTATCAGAGTTGAGATCCTTGCTCCGGGTTCCGGGGTCAACCCCGGTGGAAACTGGACTCACACTGTCGAGATCAAGACTCCCGCTGGAGTCTCGACTAAGCACGTCTCCCTCGTCCAGGGCGAGACTATCGATATTGTGTCTGCAGCACCGGTTCGGAAGATTGCTCCGGATATCTTCTTCGGTCCCGCATCCCGCCCTCTTCCGCTCCTGTCTGGTGGTAGTGGTGGAAGCGCTGGTCTCTCTACCGTTCTTGGCTCGCTTCCGCTTCAGCCTGGTCGAGTCGTTCCGACGGTTGGTTTCTTCGGGGATTCATGGTCCACTGAGGCTATGATGGGTCCCGGATTCAACCTTCCTGCCGCGGCTTCTCGACTGCTCGGTTGCGTTCCGATGGTCAGCGCGGTTGACGGTAGTGGGTTTGCCCACTCAAAGGAGGGTAACCTCAGCTTTGAGGCCGACTCTCGAGTCAATGCCGTATGCGCATCTATCCCCAACCTGATCGTTACGGTTGGGTCTCTTAACAGCGATAAGGTTGTGGAGAACGGCGACACGAACGGATCTAAGATCACAGAGGCTGTTCGGAACTTCGTCACGAAGGTTCGTACTAAGCTTCCCAACGTCCCGATCATCATGGTTGGGCCAGAGCCCTCCTCCGTGAGCCGTCTCCAGTCTCGTAATGCCCACATCAACGTAAAGGCCCACAAGGCCGGTGTTGAGGCTGCTGGCGGCGTCGCTAATGGTGTTGTCTTTATCGACTGGCTCGGTATTGCCGACAAGCAGGCGGTCCCTTTCCGTGAGGGTCGAGAGAATGCCGAGGGCGACGTCGTGGTCTATGGTGGAGTCGCCTACCGTGTGACCAGGGCCTGGACCGCTGGTTCCGGAGAGACCCCGCTCACTCCAGGGACTCCGACGGTTCAGGTTTCAGATGTTCTGTCTGGAACTGGTAACGAGGATAAAAAGCAGAATGACGGGACTCGTGACATTCTGCTGATGTCAGATGACACACACCCCACCAAGGCGGGATCCACGGCGTTCGGTTCGGCTCTGGCTATCCGTATCTCTGAGGGATACAAGGCTATCGAGGGTTGGGCTCAGTCTAAGGGCCCGGTGCTTCCTGCCGCTAAGGCAGTGACGCCTACTCCTGGACCCGCTCAGCCTCCGGTACCTAACCCCGGTGGTACGCCTACGCCTCCCCCGGCTCCCCCTAAGCCTTCTGGTCTTCCGATCATGGCCTGGCTTCCTGGAGGATGGGGGACTGAGAACCGAATCGCGTACAGCCTCGACGACATCAAGGCTGTGGCTGCCCTCAAGCCAGATCAGGTTGCACTCCCGATTCAGTCTACAGCCGATTCGGATAACTCTGCAGTAGCCATCCCTCAGAACTATAAGTCAGGTAAGGAGTTCAGTCAGTACGGTCTCAATACGATTCGAAATGCGGGCGTGAATACCGCTGGCATGATTGAGGCTCTGGATATTCTTGAAGCCCAGAACATCGCGGTACTACCGAACGTTCTAACTGGAAAGGTGGATTCTGGAGCTCAGTGGTACCGTTCTTCCGACGGCAAGATCCTGCCGATCCTGCTGAAGCGTACCGGTAAGCTATACTTCGCGATTCACTACCGTGGCCAGAATAAGCTCCGGGAGATAATAAAGACCGACTACACCGGTCTTAAGCGTGTCTCGGACAACACCGATGGTGCCGCAGACTGGCAGATCTCCGCGGTCAAGGACGCCCAGCTCGGTGTTCTCCCGGCAAGCACTGGAGCAAACGCGTGGTCGGCTGCAAAGTCCGCTTTCCCCGAGGGTGTCTGGGTTCTTGTCGCCAATAAGGACGAGCAAGCCTCGGCGACCGATGCAGCGAAGGCCGCTGGTGTCACTATTGTCGGCTGGGCCGTTCCCAACGCTGAGGCATTCGCTAAGTTGAAGGCCTGACCTAGGAGAATCATGATTACGATCGAGAGCCAGGGAGACTGGAAACTCACCAGGAATTGGTTTGACAGAATGACGAAGTTAGACCTGGCTCTGATCATGAATCAGTTCGGCAAGGAGGGAGTTTCTGCTCTCAAGGCGGCGACTCCCTCCAGGTCGGGAGAGACAGCAGCTAGCTGGAACTACGAAGTCGCCAGAACTGGCGAGAACTGGAAGATCACCTGGACAAACTCACACGTAAACAACGGCGTAAACATCGCCGTCATCTTGCAATATGGTCACGGAACCCGTAATGGCGGGTATGTCGTCGGCCGAGACTACATCAACCCCGCTATCAGGCCCGTATTCGACAAGATAGCGAAGAAGGCCTGGAAGGAGGTCACTAAGTAGTGGCAACTATTGACGAGCGGGTAGTCTCGCTCAAGATGAATAACAAGCAATTCCTGTCCGCAATCAAGGAATCCGCGTCCGGCATGGACAAACTCAAGGAATCCTTGAAGCTTCAAGGTGCCGCTGATGGCCTATCTCGAGTCGGAGAGATTGCTAAGAACACCACACTCGGTGACCTGGCGACGAAGGCTCTCGACATCGGCAAGAACATGACAGTCATGCAGGGGCTTGCCGTCACCGCATTCGGTGGAATTGGTGTCGCGGCTCTTAATGCTGGTCGAAGCATTGTCTCTGGTTTCATCGGAACCATTAAAGACGGCTTTAATGAGTATGAGCTCAAAATGAGAGCAATTCAGACCATTATGGCCAATACAGTCGAGAAGGGGACTACCCTCGGCGAAGTTAAGACCTCCCTGGCCGAGCTGAACACCTATGCCGATAAGACGGTATACAGTTTCAGCGACATGACTCACGCCATTGGTCTGTTCACCGCGGCTGGTGTCGATCTTCAGACATCCGTGGCATCAATTAAGGGTCTGTCTAACCTCGCAGCGGCCTCAGGTTCAACTGCCCAGCAGACAGCTACGGCATACACTCAGCTTTCTCAGGCTATCGCGGCTGGCGCAGTCCACCTTCAGGACTGGAACTCACTGGTCCAGGCAGGTATGGGTGGAGAGTCATTCAGGAATGCCCTTATCGAGACCTCCCGAATGATGGGTACTGGCTACGATGAGGCTATTGCTAAGGACGGTAACTTCCGAGAATCCCTGAAGGAAGACTGGCTTACTGCCCAGGTCATGACGACCACCCTTACTGCCCTAACGAATGACCTCTCTGAGGCTCAGCTCGTTGAGATGGGTTATTCTGAGGAGCAAGCGCACAAGCTCAAGCAATTTGCTCAGGGAGCATTTGACGCCGCCACCAAGATTCGAACGTTTAGTCAGCTAGTTGACACCACTAAGGAAGCTATCGGCTCTGGGTGGGCAGAGACATTCGAAATTCTATTCGGTGACTTTGAAGAGGCATCAGTCCTGTTCACATCGATTGGTGATTGGCTCGGTGGGGTCATCAAGTCTAGTGCAGATGCTCGAAACGGGTTTCTACAGATGTGGAAGGATCTCGGTGGTAGGACTGCTCTGGTTCAGGGGTTAGCGAACATCTTCTGGGCAGTTGTTAAGGTTCTTGGGCAGATCGGTACGGCCTTTCGCCGAGTATTCATGAATGCTAGTGCCGAAGGCCTTGTCCGGATCACGAAGGCTTTTGAGAACTTCACCTCGAAGCTCATCATTACGAATAACTTTGCTGAGAAGCTTGAGTGGACGTTCACAGGAGTCTTCTCGATCTTCCATATCTTCGCCACTATCCTCGGTGAGGTAGCTCAGGTCATCTTCACGGTAGCCTCGCATATTGTCAGTGCACTATTCCCAGCATTTACCGGCATCAACTCTGGCGTATTCCAGATTACGAAGGTAATCGGCAAGGCAATCTTCTGGTTCGACCAGTGGTTCACCAAGTTGGACCTTGGTGGAAAGCTACTCAAGCTACTTCTACCTCCGATCGATCTTGTCGGTAAGGCTATTAAATGGGTCGTGGATAAGATTCATGACTTCATCATGTGGCTCGACTTCGGCGGAAAGGTAACTAGCGCCGCAAACGGACTGAAGAGTCTTGCATCGAAGTTCGGGCTCATCAAGGATGCTCTGAAGAACTCAGTAGTCGGCGAGTCGTTCCTCACAGCGTTCGAGACCATACAAGACACTCTCGATAAGGTCAAGAACAACCTTAAAGAGTTCGGTAATAGTGTAGGTGATAAGCTAAAGGCTAAGCTTACTGCAGGAAGGTCGGCTCTATCCGAGTATTTCAAGGGTTTCGATCTCAGTGGTATGACGTCCACTGAGGCGATCGTTGCTAAGCTCGGGACCAAGTTCGACGAACTCGGCAATAAACTCAAGATCGATGAGAAGGTCCAGTGGCTCAAAGAGAAACTCATTGAGCTGCGAGATGCCCTTGTCGATACGTGGAACACTGTTCAAAATAGTGCCGTTTGGGATAAGCTGGGTAAGGCGTTCTCCGATGTTGGCGGTAAGGTCAAGGAAGTAGCCGTCTCTTTCCGCGACTGGGTTAACGGCCACGGCGAGGTCAAGGCTAAGGCTAAGGAGGCCGCAGGCGCTGTCTCCGAGGTTGGTACTGCCGCAGCCCAGGCTGCTAAAGAGACAGGTCAGGCCGCTAAGGAGAACTTCCTTAAGAAGTGGTTCGAGGACATTAAGCAGGTCGCTCGAGCCGTACACATTCCTGAACTCTTTGACACTATCAAGCAGAAGTTCGTCGAGTTCAAGGACTTTGTCGTTAACACCTTCGCCCCCAAGGTGAAGGAGGGCGCAAAGAATGCATTCGGCTCTATCGGTACCGCGATGAGTCAGGCAAACTCCAACCTCAAGTCCTATGACATGGGCAAGATCCTTGTCGGGGCTATTGGTGGAGGAGTCCTCATCGCCTTTACTCGATGGATCAACTCCTTCAAAGAGAACTTCGACAAGATCGGAAACGTCGCTGACAAACTCGGCAATGTATTTGATAAGCTCGGCGGAGTCCTCGAGGCATTCGAGCAGAAGGTTAAAGCCAAGGCTCTTCTGACAATCGCAATTGCTCTCGGTGTTCTTGCCGGGGCGCTGATCCTGATGTCCCTTGTTCCGGCTCCGAAGCTCCTCGTCACGCTGGCTGTCCTGAAGTATCTCTTCAAGATGATGGATGACATGCTTGAGTCCATGACCAAGATGGTGGCCTTCAAGAACGACAGCGTTCGTATTGTGGCCATGCTCATCGCTATGGGTGCAGCTATGATCTTGATGGCAACTGCTGTCCGGATTCTTGCCGGGATGGATCTTAAGGGTGCTGTAGTCGGTCTTGCTGCCATGAAGATCCTGATGATGACCATGCAGGAGTTCATGACCAAAATGGCTGCTACCAAGGGGGTTGAGAAGGGCGCTGGAATCCTTCTTGCTCTTGCTGCATCCTGTGTCATTCTGTCTCTAGCAGTATACACTCTTGGGTCCATGGATACCGGTAAGGCTATCCAGGGGGTCGTAACCCTCGCTGCGGTTGTGGCGATCCTGTCTGGGTTCATGATGGTTGTTAGTAAAGACCCCTTCATGGGTAAGGGCGCTGCGATTCTCCTATCACTGGCTGTCTCTTGCAACATCCTTGTGGCGGCTATCTGGATGCTTGGGACGATGGATACCGGCAAGCTTCTCCAGGGCGTAATTGCTCTTGGCGTTATCATTGCCGAGCTGTCGATTGCAATGGCAATCGCAGGCAGAGCCAATGCTCGAGGCGCCGCTGCAATTATTGCTATGTCAGCGGCAGTTATTGTCTTGACTGGTGCGGTGGCTATCCTTGGTAACATGGACATCGAGACCCTTGCTAAGGGGCTCATCGCCCTGGCAGCAGGTCTGGCGATTCTGGCCATTTCAATGGCGGCAGCAGACGCCTTCAAGGAAGGCGGAATTGCTCTAGGGATCGCCTCGATCGCATTCCTGGCTCTGGCCTCCGCGATGAAGACCCTATCCGGTATCACGTGGACTCAGCTGGCAATTGGTTTGATCGCTCTTGCTGGTGGTATGCTGATCCTGGTTGCTGCGGCAGCTGGTGCACAGTACTTCGCGGTAGGTATGATCATCCTTACTGCGGCACTACTTGCACTAGGTCTGGCCCTACTTCCAATCTCGATTGGTATGGCGGCCTTTGCGGCAGTACTGGGTATCTGTGCTACAACAGGTGCGGCGGCGTTCCTTGTCCTGACCGAGGGATTGAAGCAGCTTGCGGCAATCCTACCCCAGGTAGCTATCGACTTCGCTAATGCTATTGCCAACTTCATCATCACCTTGGGAGCCAAGGCCCCGGAGCTGGCTGTAGCAATGGCGGCATTGCTTGGGGCGATCATCTATGCCATCAATGTCAACATCCCGGGTATTGTGGCGTCGTTGTTCATCCTGATTCAGGCGATGCTCACTGAGCTGGCTAACCACGCCTACGAGTTCGGTGAGAAGGGCGCTACAATTCTAGCAAACTTCCTGAATGGAATTGCGGACAACATCGGTAAGGTGATTGACGCTGCTACGAACGTCATTCTCAACTTCCTGGACGGAATTGCTAGGAATGGGCCTAAGATCATCGACAAGGGTATGTGGACTGTACTCAAGCTTCTTGAGGGTGTCCGCGATGCCATTAACAAGTACTCCTACCGCTTCAACAAGGTTGGTCGAGAGATTGCTTGGGCTATTGTTGATGGTATGACGGGCGGTCTCGCTTCTAAGGCCTGGAGCTTCGGTGAGTCCATGGTCTCCTTCGCCAAGAAGGGCTACAACAAGGTCAAGGACTTCTTCGGTATTCACTCTCCTTCTCGACTGATGAAAGAACTTGGTGGGTACGTCGGAGAGGGCTTCGCAATCGGTGTCGAGAACACCGGCGAGCGTGTCGCTGAGGCGGGAGAGAACATGTCTAACGCCGCATACGACGCAATGGCTAAGGCGATTGGCGGAGTCAACGAACTCCTCGAGGATGACCCATCCTTCAAGCCAGAAATCAAGCCTATTCTGGATCTCACTGAGATGCAGAAGCAGGCCAAGGGAATAAACAACTTCCTTCCCGCCATCGGAGTCACGGCTCAGGCTGCTAACGCTGCTCGGCCTCCTGCTCCGATCGCAGTTGACAATTCTGACAAGAATAGTCAAAATGGTGTTACAAACATCACATTCAACCAGACCAACAACTCGCCTGAGGCGCTGGATGCGGCGACTATCTATCGCCAGACCCACACTCAGCTTGCTATGGCAAAGGACAAGTTGACACTATGATCTCAGAGATCTCGTCCACGACCAAGTCGGGGGATCGACTTGCAATCGATATCACAGACCCCTACTCGTCGGGGGTCGCGATCAAGGAGATTACTGGTCTGGGGCCAGTAAAGGCAGACATCAGCACTGACCGATATGCCTTGCTGGACGGAGCGTTCCTCAAGGGGGTCAGGGTTGGTACTCGTACTGTGGTACTGACTCTGATCCCCTGGGGGACCAACATTCAGGAACTCCGACTCAAGTGCTACTCATATTTTGGAGTCGGAGAGACCATCACTCTCGGTGTGACTACTGACTGGCTTAACGTACACTCTGACTTCATCGTCGAGTCCGTCGAGCCGAACATCTTCTCTGAGCGGCAGGAGATCCAGGTCTCCCTTCTTGGACTTGATCCGTACTGGAAGTCCTCCGCTACTCAGATCCAGAAGGTTGTGGGCTTCAACGACAACACCCCTTCCTTCGAGTTCCCGTTCTTCTCCGAGCCTAACCACAAGCTCAAGTTCGGCGACATGACTAACTCTTCTGGTAAGGACATCCGGTACCTTGGTGACTACCCGGCTGGTGCGACTATCACCGTCGAGTTCTCGGGTACGGTTAGCAACCTTATCGTCTCGAACGTCACATACAACGAGACCATGTCCATCTCTCGAGCTGGAAACTTCTACCAAGGCGAGAGTATCGTCATTGACACTCGACCCGGTAAGAAGTCCATTACCCACCAGGCTCGAGGTAGGAAGTCCTTCATCACGGGTGTTCTGGCTCCGGGGAGTACCTGGATTCAGATGCATCCTGGTATCAACACGATCGCCCTGCAGTATGCTGGGGGCGTTGACGACGTTAGCGTCTCTATGGAATACGACACTCTCTACAGGGGGATTTGATGCAGCTGTTCTTCGCGTTCCTCCATAACTACGAAACCCTTATTGAGGTTCCGAACAACTTCTACTCGCTCAACTGGACTGAGCGGGCCTACGACTATGGTCAGTTCGAGCTTCAGCTCTACTCGGATCAGCCCGGGTATGAGTACAGTCTTGGGAACCTGTTCATCCGAGATGACACGGATACCGTGATGGTCATCGAGACCGCTACGGTGAAGCAGGAGGATGACGGCGTCTACCTCCATAAGTATACTGGGCGATCTCTCGAGTCGATGATGGAGTGGAGGATCCTTCCGCATAGGCGATGGATTGAACCGGATGCCAATGGGCAGTTCGATGCCCAGGCTATGGCAGAGGATGTTGCTCACTCCAATCTCGGTAAGGATGCAAAGCCTGAGCGAAGGATTGATAACTTCAACTTCCACAGAAATACCCGTGTGTCTCAGATGGCCTACGTCAATGACACTGGTCAGAAGATCCAGGATGGTAAGTGGATCATCTATGACCGTGCGCCAATTGCGGACATGTTCAAGAATGTCATCTCCGCATGCAAGCCAAACGGGTACTCGCTGTTCTACAAGATCAAGCTCGAGAACGGTGGCATCCATTGTTATATCACTGCTCCTCGACTGATCAACACGATCACTCTTGCACAGGAGAACGATAACTTCTCGGACTTCGAGTCAGTTGATTCGATCGTCGATAAGAAGAGTACGATCTATGAGATCTTTGATACTGGTGACGTAGACCTGGACTGGGTTGCGGATGGAACTACGCATACTAGGGCGCATACCCTCCGATCAGAGAACCCGATCACTCGGCGAGAGGTCTTGTGGGACAATACTCAGGTCCACAAGCCATATTCGGTCAAGGACTGGAAGGCACTTACGCCGCTTCAGAAGAAGCACATCTCCTCCCTGACCGAGGTGTGGTATCCCTTCTGGGTTCTGGACGCCATGTTCCCGAAGTATACCCCGCTGAAGATGATCTCTGGAAAGATCAACAACTTCTCGAATGTCCAGTACCGTGATGGCTTTGACGTAGGCGATATTTTCTACTACGTCCCGTCTGGAAGCAACCCAGTACCTATCGAGTGCCAACTTACCGAGATGACCGAGTCCTGGTCGGCTGATGGGTTCTCTCAGGTTCCTTCCATCTCCATGTCGTCTCGTACCAAGTGGAATGGTGACGGCTTCCGTATCGACTTCACTCGCAATGGACCTGGTGAGGTCATCGTTCCTCGAGAAAGGGCTTAGCATATGGCCATTACTAGTGGTTTCTACAACTCCGTGAATGGCGACCGGACATACGACGCCGACCAGTTCGGCTCGCTGTTCGACGGCATTATTGCCCCGGGGGTATTTCCGAATGTGGGTGACAAGTTCCGCGTTCGACCCACCAACAACGGCATGTCTGTCTACGTCGGCTCCGGCAAGGCATGGCTGAACAACCGATGGGTTGAGAACTCAGGCGACGAGACGGTTACTCTGACCGGATCTCACGCAACTCTGGACCGTATTGACCTCGTATGTGTCGAGGTTGACCGTTCCAAGGCTATCCGTGGCGCGAAGATCAAGGTTGTCCAGGGTACTCCTGCTGTCACCCCTACGGTTCCCTCTGTTGATGACAATGGTGATCGACAGACGTTCGCTCTGGCACAGATCAAGATCATCAAGAACTCTCGACAAATCACGGCTGAGAACATCATCAGCCTCGTGGGTAGTGCTCGGACTCCTTATGTGAGCGGGCCTCTGCAGAACATCAACCTGGATGCTCTCCAGGCCAAGCTGCAGGGCGAGTTCAACACCTGGTTCGAGTCCGTCCGAGATGCACTGGCTAATGCTGGTGGTAACACCTCGACAGATGTCGCCAACCTCAAGGTGAGTGACCGGAACCAGAATGAGCGTCTCCAAGCAGTTGAGGGCCGGATCGCAGGTACCGAGCTCAACATCACCAAGATCAACGAGAAGTTCAGTAACTCGGGCTCTGTCTATGGGATGCTGAATGACTCGAATGTTGGTGTGCACAACTCCATCTACCGAGGCGCCTCACTGGGAAGTAACGTCACTCCATATCTCCAGGCGATTCGAAGCGGGTCTTTCTCCGGGCTCTACCTCGGGGATTACTGGACCTACTCAGGCGTCACCTGGCGTATCGTGGCGTTCAACTACTTCATCAACATCGGTGAGCCCCCGTTTCGACAGAATCATATTGTGGTCGTCCCGGACGCATCGCTCTTCCGAGACGCATGGTCTACTACAATCCCGGACCAGCGCTCGTATGTGGACTCGACCCTGAACCAGTCTACTATGACGAAGGCTAGCCGCATGGCTGAGTCTCTGTTCAACCGGTCCAACATGGTTGGGGTATGGACTCGAGTCGCTACCGGGTATGATGGGAATGGTTCCGTCAGGGATTGGCGCTGGTACAACCCGCACATCAACATCATGGACGAGGCCATGCTCTGGGGTTCATCCATCTTCGATGACTCACTCTCCCGGGGTATCCACCACAATCAGTTCCCCGCCTTCAGGCTCAACCCCGCCCTTGTTAACATCGAGGAGGAATACTGGCTTCGTGAGCGTGCCTCGGCTCAGACTGCGGTCTACATGAAGTCCACCGGCCAGTTCTCCCATGCCCCGCTGAACTACTCCTTCGGGGTCCGTCCCTATCTAGCGATCGGTTAACATGCAGCACTTCGGATTCAACCCCCTTACCGACATCGTCATCGCGATATTTCTGTCGGTTCTGGGATCTTCCGGGATGTGGGCTTGGATCATGAAGCGAAGTGAGCGTACGTCTGCTACCTCAAGGCTTCTGCTCGGAATGGCCCATGACCGGATTGTATATGTCGGGAAGACATATCTTCATCGAGGATTTCTCACCCTCGACGAGTATGAGGACTTCATGAAGTATCTTGTAGAGCCCTATTCCGAGTTCGGGGGGAATGGGCTCGCTGAGAAGATCGTGAACGAGGTCAAGAATCTTCCCGTAGTCCCCACCCCTAGACCCCCGACGAAGAGGAAAACCAATGGCTAAGCACCTTCAGGAGAGCAAGTTGAACAACAAGTCCTACGACATCCTCAAGTGGATTGCGCTGGTCGCCCTTCCGGCTACCTCTGCGCTCTATCTCACTCTGGCGGCTCTGTGGCACCTGCCTCACCCGACTGAGGTCGCTGGGACGATCGCCGCGATTGACACCTTCCTGGGTGTACTTCTCGGCGTGAGCTCCAACAAGTATCAGGGCACTCAGCCCTCCGGCGCCCTTCACGTGTCTGAGGACCAGGGGATTCACGCCACCTTCGACCAGGGCGTCGCCGAGATGCTCCGGAATGGCAAGGTGACGCTGGACGTCAAGCAGGTCTAAGCGAGAAAAACCTGCTGTATAATGAACCCCTAGAAAGGAGCCACACCATGAAGAACCCTGACCCCATTCAGCAGACAATTGAAGCTGCTCTGAAGGAGGCCGAGCTTCACGATCCCTCTAGTGAGGACTACACCACAATTGCTCGAAATGTCGAGACTCTTGCAAAAGCCAAAGCCCTTGGCGAGAGCAAGAAGCTCAGCAAAGACGCAATTCTCGGTGCAGTCACCTCCATGGCAGGTATCGTAGCCGTCCTCCAGTACGAGCGACTTGCAGTCGTCAGCTCGAAGGCATTCGGTTTGATCATGAAGGTTAAACCCTTCTGAGATTCGCCTGGCCCCCTGTGCTATACGCATGGGGGGCTTGGCTTATCTTTTTTTTGCCCGCGTAGGAATCCTCGAGTATATTGAAGACCCTACTCTGAAAGGAACTCCCATGCTCTACATCATCCTCAGTGCTATCGCCATTGCTAGCGTTGTGTATGCTGTACTCCTCCGAATCAAGAACCGTCGCCTTGCCAAGCAACTCAAGTATGTTACTGGCCTCGGTACTTCTCTTGAAGAGATGTACTCCGCATACTACTACGCAGCGAAGGAGCACATGGACCCGATTGAGTTCGAGGAGCTTTACGAGAAGCTGTGCTCTCACTGATAGTTCTATACCCCGACATGGGGTATAGGCTTTCGCGTAGAAAACGGGCTCTATATTGAAACCCGTCATAGAAAGGACACTCTCATGAACCTCTCTCCCGCCGCTACACAGGCCGCCCTCGACTACGCCGAGGAGCTTGCTGCTACTGGACTGAGCTCTGAGGAGTACGACCACTACTACCTCTGACACAGTTCTAGATCCCGCCATGGGATCTAGGCTTATCTTTTTTTTGCTTAGTCACACCAGTCACAGGAGTCGCAGAAATAACACACCGTATATTGAAGACCCTTAGAAAGGAACCACAATGACCACCCTCCTCGCTCTTGTCATCGCCCCCTTCGTCGTCATCGGCACCCTGCTGATTGTCGCCGAAATGTTTGGCAAGAAGAAGACCTGGAACTTCTGATCCTACCACCTTCCAGCCAAAGATCCCGCCATGGGATCTAGGCTTATCTTTTTTTTGCCCGCGAGAAAAACTCTGAGTATATTGAAGACCCTACTCTGAAAGGACACATCATGACCATCGCCATTATCGCCCTCTCGATTGCCCTTCTGATTTCTGTCGCCATTAACTTCCGACTGAACTTCCTCAAGAATCAGTACCGGAACAAGGTTACCCGTAATAACGGGACCAGCCTCGTTCTGGCCATTGATCTCTGGAAGGAGATTCAGGACTACAAGGACGCGAACTTCAAGAATCAGGAGATGATTGAGGAGCTGATTTCGACGAATCAGGCCCAAGCCCGAAAGATTCAGGAACTCAAGAACCGTATCTCGTTCTGATATGGAGCTATACCCCTACATGGGGTATAGGCTTTCGCGGTACTTTCCTGTCGTATATTGAAGACCTACGAAAGGAAAGACCATGCTCTACATCGCACTTACAATTACGACCATGCTCACCATTTTCTACGGGATTGCTTATCAAGAGCAAAAGCACAAAACCTACACACTCAAGTGTAGAGTTAACTTGCTCAATTACAACAATAAGATCCTGCAGGAAAAGCTGGACAAGGCCAAGCGCAAGGAAGAGATGGACAAGCACCCCATCTATTCCCGACTCTAGTCTAAGCTATACCCCTACATGGGGTATAGTTTTTCCGCGAGAAAAACCACGCCTTATATGAGACCCCTCCGTTTGAAAGGAAACCCTCATGACTGAGACCACCGACACCTCCGTTGAGACCAACGAGAAGATCGTCGAGTTCAAGTTCAACAAGGACGCTGTCCTGCCCGCTATCAAGCGCAACTCCAAGAAGTTGATTGCTGGCGCCGCTGTATTCGCAGCCGGTACCGCTCTCACCCTCATGGCGTTCCGTTCGGTTCCGGACACGGACGAGCCCGAAGAGCTTGAGCATGACGACCTCGACGAGATCGAAGCCTCTGAAGAGACCGACTGAGACCTCATCCTATATCCCTATCCTGGGATATAGGCTTTTCTAAGGAGTGCATATGAAGTATCTACTCGATGCTATATTCCTAACCATCTCCGCTTGTCTGTGCTGGGTTGTGTGGGATGCTACAGCAGGCAATATTCTCTCTCAGCGAGTCTTCCCCACGGTAGCTTTAGCCGGGGTTCTTATTCTCGCTGATATCTATCTTCACACTCTCACTGATGACTAACCCGCGAGAAAAACCGGTCCTATATTGAAACCCCTCCGTTTGAAAGGACCACTCATGACCCGCATTATCGTTTCTGTCATCAAGAGCGCTGTTTTCATCCTCGGAATTGTTCTCGCCTCCTGCTTTATTGGCAGGGGTGCGAACTCCCGGATGAAGCACGTTGTTGGTGTTCAGCAGCGTTTCATCGCGCGCCGTGATCGTAAGATCAACCGCTGGTAATTCAGCACTATACCCCGACTTGGGGTATAGGCTTTTCCTCGAGAAAGGAGCACACATGTTCGAGGAACCGCCAATCTACTACATCCTCATCAGCCTCATCTTCCTGATCGTATTCGGAGCCGTCGCCTTTGCAACATGGCTCGTATGGCTCACGCCCATCTCGTTCATGGCTAAGCTTGTCATGACGGCGATTGGATTCCTTCTCTGCGCAATCACAGTCATCCTCTACACGATCTCGGCGGATTGATATGTTAGTCGTACTTCTCGGTCCAAGTTGTTCAGGCAAGTCCACATTCCAGAAGGAGCTGGTTGAGAATGAGGGATACCATGCAGTCCGCACTGCAACGACCCGACCTAAGCGTGTGGGAGAGGACCTATCTTCCTACTACTTCCTCAAAGATCAAAGCTTTGCTGAATGGGAAGTACAGGATGACCTCCTTTGCATCGAGACCTTCCGAGGTTGGCGGTATGGTGTTCCTCGAGACGAACTGGTCCGATCTGCATCCAATACGAACCGATGCGTCATCCTCACACCCGGAGGAGTCATGGAGCTCCTGGCAAAGCATGCAGACATCGTCGTCGGAGACGCTCTGTCCGTACTCTACCTCGGTGTTGATGGAACAACCGGAGAGGCTCGCGCATATTCACGAGGAGACGACCGACGGGAGTATCTGCGCCGAATGGCTGCCGATTCAATCGATTTCCGACACTACCCTCGGGAGAATGGTGTTTGGGAGTTTACGCCGGATTATATCCTGGATTGCATCAACAATCCGCAGAACTACAAACTGAAGCCCCGTCTCAAGCGAGTTGAAAGGAAGCACAAGTGAGCATCATCTGGTGGACTCTGTATATTCTCGGAGCCTTCACGATTGTCATCGTTTGGATCAATTTGATCACCCTCTTCATCAAGGGATGTACCGTCATCCTTAAGAAGGAGTGGCGCAAGGTCAAGGTTGTTAAGGGACCGCCTGGACCTCGAGGGCCTAAGGGCGAGAAGGGGGACCGAGGTGAGCGAGGCCTTATGGGTTCCTCTGGAAGCTTCGTGTTCAATGACCACGCCAAGGCTACGATAAAGAGTGTTATGCAGGACATGGGTATCCTTTCTCGCAAGGACATCGAGTCTCTGATTCGTATGGAGGTCGCTGCGCATCTGGCTAAGCTTGAGATCTCCCACACCACATACCCCGGCCTTCACAAGGAAGTTCTGAACATCAAGGCAAAGGAGGACAAGTGATCAATGCGAACGGTTGTACGCAATTTATCAAGGCAAACGCGCCAGCGATTCTCACAGCCTCGGCGTGCTTGGGGACCGTCGCTACGGCCATCCTCACGGCGAAGTCTACGACGCTCGCGATTGAACGAATCGCCGATTATTGTGAGGATAACCTCCGGTCGCCGGAGGACCTCACCTGGCGGGAGAAGTTCGCAATATCTTATCGGGTGTACATTCCCCCGGCCATCACAGGGGTTGCAACTCTGGTATCGATTGTCGCGGCAAACCGTATCCAGTATGCTCGTGGAGCGGCGTTTGCGTTGGCCTACTCGGGTTCAGAAGCGGCGTTTAGACGATATCGAGACGCGGTGGCGGACGTGGTTAAGCCGAAGGACCTGGAGAAGGTTAAGGCCCGCGTTGCAGAGAAATCGGTATCGGCAGCTGGCGAACCACATCCCGGAACTATTCTTGTGGCCGGGGGAGGGGACGTTCTCTGCTATGACATCTTCTCGGGGCGGTATTTCAAGTCCGACATCGAATCCATCCGCCGAGTCGAGAACAACATTAATGGGCAGCTCAACCTTGAGTGCTACGCTTCCCTCAATGAGTTCTACAATGGCCTCGGGCTTCCACCCATTGCAGCCGGTGAACTGGTTGGATGGTCCGAACCGAACTCCCTCTCCGTCGAGTTTGGTTCTCAGCTCACTGAAAAGGGTGAGCCAGTACTTACGGTCGACTTTCTAGTCGCACCCAAGGAAAACTACTTCAAGATCAACTGAAAGGAAACCATACATGTTCTCTCACATCATCCGCGTCCGTGGTATCTTCGACGACGAGCCCACCACCAAGAAGCTCTACTTCCACATGTCTCGCCGCGAGATGTTCGACTTCATCAAGCGGTATGACAATGTCGCCAACTTCGAGAAGTGGCTCCAGGCCGCTATCGACAACGAGGACCTGTACACCATGATGAAGTTCTTCGATGACCTCATTGGTACCTCGTATGGTGAGCGACAGGGTGAGCGCTTCGTCAAGTCCGAGCAGATCAAGGAGTCCTTCCTCAACTCGCCTGAGTACGAGGAGCTCTTCGATCAGCTCATGGACAACCCGTCTCTCGTCCGTGAGTTCTATAACGGTATCCTGCCGGAGAAGATCATGAAGCAGGTGCAGCAGGATCCTAAGTACAAGGAGCTCGACTCCAAGCTGAAGGAGACTGAGCTCAACAACCTCTGATCTATATTTGGGGGCCCTGGAGAAATCTGGGGCCCCCACCTCCTTGAAAGGAGCCACCTTGGCTAACGCACCAATCCGACCGAACCTGCCGTCCAACAGCAAGCTGCCCGAGCGCAAGAAGGTTGAGCAGGTCACCACTGCCACCGTCACCAAGAAGAAGTCTAGCTTCGGAACGAAGGCGGTATCTGCTTTCGTTGGAGAGGATATTCACAATGTCGGCGAGTATCTACTTTACGATGTTACGATCCCTGCTATCAAGAACACACTCTCGGATCTGGTCTCTCAGGGCATCGAACGTCTCCTCTTCGGAGAGTCTTCTCCTCGAGCTCGCAGCTCGTCCGGGGGGTCCCGTGTCTCGTACGGATCATATTCTCGACCAGGCTCAGCACCAGGCAATCGCCGAGACGCTTCTCCTCGTACACGTCGATACCATGATTTCTCAGAGATCGAGCTCGAGTCCCGAGATGAAGCTTATCTCGTTATCGACCGACTCGGAGACATCATCGAGGAGTACGGTCTTGCCACCGTCGCCGACCTCTACGATCTCTGCGGTATCACTACCGAATACACTGACGAGAACTGGGGCTGGACTTCGGCCCGGTACATGTCGGTGATCCGTAGCCGTCGTGGCTACATGCTTCAGCTCCCGAAACCTGACCACATCAATGCACGATGAATCCTCAGAAAGTGCGGCTTGAGCTTATCGCCGCCTATCCATTCTCAGACAAGTGGCGTCGCCGTGTTGAACGCATGGAAGACGACCAGGCAATCGCAATCTACCTTCGACTCAAGAAAGCAGGACGTATCAAATGAATCTCGGAATTGTTACCCGTCTCGCCGGACGCGCTGGACTGGTTCTCAGCAAGCACGCCCCCACCATTCTGACAGCCGCTGGTACCGTTGGCTTTATCGGCACCACGGTTCTCGCCTCCAAGGCAACCCTCAAGGTTGAGGAGACCATCGCTGAGGAGGCCGCTCTTCTCGTCAAGGTCCACGAGGCCCACGAGGAGGGTAAGCTCACCGACAAGGACGCCACTCGGGACAAGGTCATCCTCTACACCCGAATGACTACCAAGCTCGCGAAGCTTTATGCCCCCGCCCTTATTCTCGGTGCCGCCTCAATCGCCTCTCTGGTGACTGGGCACGGCATCATGCTCAAGAGGAACGCCTCTCTGGCTGCAGCATACGCCGCTGTCGACAAGGCTTTCAAGACCTACAAGAAGAAGGTCGAGTCTAAGTTCGGTAAGGACGCGGTGCTGGATGCTATCGTGTCTGTCGCTGACGAGGACCTCACCAAGGATGAGATGACTCTCGAGGCCATCTCTGCTGTTGACGGAGTCTCGCCCTATGGCGTTATCTTCGACGATGAGAATGTGAACTGGTCCGCTGACGAGGACCTGTCTATGCTTCACCTCAAGTGCCAGCAGCAGTACGCGAACGATATTCTTCAGACTCGTGGGCACATCTTCCTCAATGAGGTCTACAAGATGCTCGGGTTCCCCCACACCCCTGCTGGTGCCGTAACTGGATGGGTCAAGGGTAACGGTGACGACTTCGTCGACTTCAACATCTTCGAGGGTACCTTCGAGGGTGAGGACAAGAACGGCCGCACCGTTACCAAGTGGGCGCTGGACTTCAACGTCGACGGCGTGATGTACGACAAGATCTGAGGTGACCATGCTTGACAAGATCGCATATTTCGCAGCCGGGGCTGTCACAGGCGGCCTTGGCGTATATTTCGTTCTTGCTCGCAAGTTCGAGCAGGACTTCCAAGAAGCCACAATCGAGATCAACAAGGAGCTTGCAGAAATTGCTGAAGCGAAGCACAAAGAGCGAGTGGGAGATGGCGCTGATTCAGAGGATCGGGAATCCGATCCTGAGCAGGTGGTACCGAGCGTTGCTGTGGACTACTCTCCGACTCCTGTGGAAGATCCCGACCAGGAGGAAGTAACAAAGCGTACGATGGATCGACAGCACTTCGAGGCCTACCAGATCACCGAAGAGGAGTATCGGGCTAAGGGTCATCAGGAGCATGTCGAGCTTACGTACTACATGGAGGACGATGTCTTCGCTGACAACCGGGGTGTGCCTATGCAGGACACATCCTGGTTCGACAACATCATCAGCGGAGTGTCCGCCTCCGACAGTATTATCTACGTCCGAAGCATGAGCCGCCACGCGGACTTCGAGATCACCCTTCTCGACGACTCGTACGAGCACTCGGTTCTCGGGGTTGAGTACTACGAGGACGAGTAATGATCGAGGCAGCACCGGATAACTCATATTTCGAGTGGCTTTGTGATCGAACCGGGGATACTCGCAAGGCGGAGTGTCCGGAGGAGTCATATCTGAGCCTGCTCGAGATCATGCACCAGACGCCGTTCCGAGTGATCGTCGCGAACGACATCAACCGTGCACAGGATGGTATTGACCTACGTAGGGCATTCACTCGGGAGAACCCTGATGTGTCCTATGTCTGGCTTAACGAGCAGTCTTGCTCCATGCTCGAGATGTTCATCGCTTTGGCCGAGCGTATGGACATGATACTCGAGGATGATGATACACCATATTCCCTTGAATGGTACTTCTGGGAGATGGTGAAGAACTGTGGACTCTACGACTACAACGACGAGGCCCTGTTCAACCCCCGCCACGAGGAGGAAGTCGACTCCATCCTTGAGCGGATCAACTCGCGGGATTACACCAAGATGGGACACGGATCCATGTTCCCTCTTCGTGCGATCCCGCTTCATGGCGCACGTGATATGCGGAAGGCTGAGCTCTGGGCCCAGATGAACGCCTACGCAAACGAGAACTATATGTAAGGAGCCTCATGGATTTCTACCGAATCTGCGAGCGTACCACAAAGAGTGGAAAGGTGGAAATCTACCCTGAGTTCCTCGTCGGTAGGTCGAGGGATATTCTCATTCAGGGACGAGACTTCCAGGCAATCTGGGATGAGGAGAAGGGGCTCTGGTCTACAGACGAGTTTGACGTCGCTACATTTGTAGACCGGTCCCTCTTCGAGCACCAGAAGAACCACAAGGGTCAGATCGAGACCGTTGTGAAAACTATGTCCAACTACAACACTGGACTATGGACCAGCTTCCAGACTTGGAAGTCCAGGCTTCCTGACAACGGACAGGAGCTTAACGCCAAGCTTATATTTGCGGACAGTACTCCTAGAAAGGAAGACTATGCAACCGCAAGACTACCCTACTCACTGGAGGATGGCACTCCGGACGCTTGGGGAAGACTTATTGGAGTTCTATATGATGAGGACGCTCGTCGGAAGCTCGAGTGGCTCATCGGCTCCATCGTGGCTGGGGACTCTAAGAGGATTCAGAAGTTTGCCGTCTTGTATGGCCCCCCGGGATCTGGTAAGTCGACAGTCCTCAACATCCTTGAACTTCTCTTCCAAGGCTACACAACTACGTTCGATGCAGGAGCTCTTGGATCCAAGTCAGATCAGTTTGCTACCAGCTCTCTAGGTAAGAGTTCGCTCGTGGCCATCGACCAGGATGGAGACCTCTCTCGTATCGAGACTAACGGCCTTCTTAACAGCGTGGTGGCCCACGAGACGATCCTGATCAACGAGAAGGGTGTGAAGCGCTATCCTAAGCGAATAAATGCTCTCCTCTTCATCGGTACGAACAAGCCTGTCCAGATTACTGACTCGAAGTCTGGTATTATTCGTCGACTGATTGATATCTCCCCCACCGGGCAAACTTTGGGGGCTGACGAGTACCAGACCTTGATGACGCAGATCCGCGACGAGCTTGGAAAGATAGCTAATCACTGTCTTGGGGTTTATCGGAGTCTTGGTAAGCACTACTACGACGCCTATAAACCCCAGGACATGATGATGAAGACTAACGTAATCTACAACTTTGTTGAGGAGAACTACCTTCTCTTCAAGGAAGAGGAATTCGTTAGTCTCACTATGGCGTACAAGCTGTATAAGGAGTACTGTAGTGAGAGTAATATCCCGTACCCGGCAAGTCGACATAAGTTCCGGGAAGAGCTCAAGGATTACTTCAATCACTTCGATGAGCGACGACAGCTTGGGGGTGATCGACTACGCAATGTCTATTCCGGCTTCCGGTATTACCTATTGGATCCTGCCAAACTCGAAGCTGCTCCAGAGAAGCCATATTCGCTCGACCTGGATTGCTCCGAATCCATTCTCGACGAGAGCCTCTCTGATTGCCCGGCACAGCAAGCCGGACCTTCTGGCACTCCGCAGTTCCGATGGGCGAACGTTCATACCACTCTAAAGGACGTTGATACCCATGAGGTCCACTATGTCAAAGTCCCCGAGAACCACATCGTCATCGACTTTGATATCAAGCAGGACGGTCGGAAGGACCTTAATCGAAACCTTCAGGCTGCCTCGGAATGGCCCCCTACCTACGCCGAGACCAGTCAAGGTGGTAATGGAGTTCACCTCCACTACATCTACGACGGAGACCCTTCCGAACTGGCGAGGCTCTACGACGAAGACATTGAGATCAAGGTCTTCACGGGTGATTCCTCTCTGAGGAGAAAGGTCACCCACTGCAACAACATCCCGGTGGCCCATATTTCGGAGGGGCTGCCGTTTAAGGAGAAGAAAGTGATCAACAAGACCACCATGGCCAACGAGAGGAAGGTCAGGGAGCTTATTGAGCGCAACCTTCGGAAGGAGATCCATCCCTCGACCAAGCCCTCGGTCGACTTCATCGCCAAGATCCTCCGTGACGCTAAGGAACAGGGGATGGTGTATGACGTCAAGGACCTGAAGCCTCGTGTGCTGGCATTTGCAATGAACTCGACGCATCAGTCCGAGGCGGCAATCAAGACGGTGATGGAGATGCCGTTCACCAACGAGGATCCCGAGGAGAAGTTCGTTGGGTTCCCGACTGGTGAGCTGGTATTCTTCGACTGCGAGGTGTTCCCGAATCTTTTCCTCGTGAACTGGAAGGTTAAGGGTAATCCGACGGTACACCGGATGATTAACCCCACCCCCGAAGAGATCGAGGCCCTCTGCGAGATGCGACTTATCGGCTTTAACTGCCGGAAGTACGACAACCATATTCTCTATGCTCGTACACTGGGCTTCAATAACGCCAAGCTGTATGACTTGAGCAAGCGGATCATCGAGAACAGCGTCACCGCTGGGTTCGTCGAGGCATACAATCTGTCCTACACCGATGTGTACGACTTTGCAGCCACCAAGATGTCACTCAAGAAGTGGGAGATCGAGCTGGGACTGCACCACCAGGAGCTCGGACTTCCTTGGGATGAGAACGTTCCAGAGGATCGCTGGGAGGAAGTCGCGGCTTACTGTGATAACGATGTTATCGCAACCGAGGAGGTCTTCAACCACCTCCATGCGGACTGGCAGGCCCGCCTTATGCTTGCTAAGCTTTCTGGTCTGACACCTAACGACACGACCAACAAGCACAGTCAGTTCATCATCTTCGGGAAGAACAGGAACCCCCAGAGTGAGTTCATTTACACCGATCTCAGTGAGCAATTCCCTGGCTATCAGTACTCTTTCGGCAAGTCTACCTATCGTGGGGAGGAGGTCGGTGAAGGTGGATACGTCTACGCCGAGCCAGGAATCTACGTCGACGTCGCACTTCTCGACGTTGCGAGCATGCATCCCACTTCAATCGAGTGTCTCAACCTCTTCGGAGACCGATACACTCAGCGTTTCAGCGAGATCAAGCAAGCCCGAGTAGCGATCAAGCACCATGATGATGCAACTGCCCGAACACTGCTCGATGGGGCTCTGGCCCCCTTCTTAGAGGAAGGCGTCGATTATGAGGCCCTGGCCTTCGCGCTCAAGATCGTCATCAACTCTGTGTACGGACTCACTGCGGCGAAGTTTGCCAATCCGTTTAAGGACCCGAGGAACGTGGACAACATTGTTGCGAAGAGAGGCGCGCTATTTATGGTAGACCTCAAGCACTTTGTCCAGGAGCAGGGCTTCGACGTTGCGCACATCAAGACCGACTCGATCAAGATCCCGAGGGCTACTCCCGAGATCATCGAGAAAGTCATGGAGTTCGGTAAGAAGTATGGTTACACCTTCGAGCACGAGGCTACTTACGATCGTATGTGCCTTGTGAACAAGGCCGTCTATGTCGACTATGAGGATGGGAAGTGGAGTGCTACCGGCGCTCAGTTCCAGCACCCCTACGTCTTTAAGGAGCTCTTCTCGAAGGAGGAGCTTGATATTCTAGACGTGGCGGAGACCAAGAGCGTCACTACCGCTCTGTATCTCAACAATGGAACAGAAGACAACCCTGAGATGGAGTTCGTCGGTAAGACCGGCGCCTTCGTCCCCGTGAACCGTGGAGGCGGGATTCTTCTCCGCGAGAAAGATGGTAATTACCATGCCGCATCAGGCAGTACCGGTCACAGGTGGGTACAGTTCGAGTCCTTCAAGGAAGCCCATCCAGACGACTGGAAGGAATGGGTCGACTGGAGTTACTTCGAAGGTCTTGCTGACGCTGCAAAGGCTGCGGTGGGAGACTTCGGGGACTTCGAGGCCTTCACCCTTGGAGCTTGATGGATACATCTGGGACGGAGACAACGATGTCTGAGTACGTGAACCAGTGGGAGTCATACAAGGAGCTCTCGATCGAGAATGACCGGGATCCGGTTCTTGATGATCCGATCATCTACGGAGTCAACGTCAAGCACTTCACCTTGACCGTATATTCTCCTGAGGGACGTGTCAGTAAGTACTGGAATGCCAGGATCCTCCAAGATCAGCTGGGTCGATGCCGGATCGCGTGTCCTCGCGATGGCAAGATTCTATGCTTTGCCTGGTTCGAGTGGACTTCGTACATGTTCTCCCACGATGGTCTGAATGAGCTGGTATTTATGCCCAGGACGAATTCCAGGCTTCCATCTACTCTCTGGAACACAAAGGAGGTGAAGTGATATGTGTGGACACTGGGTTTGGGTTCGCGGTCCATTCTGGCAGCGCTGGCGTATGTGGGTCACCGACGCTGGTTGTGGTCGTCCGAACTGGACCTGACATGGTCTGACAAAGCCCCCGGGTCTGTAAAAGGGCCCGGGGGTACGCGTCAAAAACCACTGGTATTATGAGACCCCTCTACGAAAGGACACATCATGAACCCCGTTGCTACCCTCGCCGTCCGTCTGGTTGTCGAGACCTGCTCCGGTATGGTTGTTAGCCGCGCCCTCTCGCCGATCGTCAAATCCGCCACTGGCCTTACCAAGGTCGCTATGTGGATTGGCGTATTCGGCCTGAGTTCCGTTGCTAGCGCCCACGCTGGAAAGGTTGTCGTCGACTCGATCAACGACGGACTGAAGTTCAGTGACGAGATCACTGAGAAGACCGAAGACTGATCTCTAGTTTATACCCCATTAACCTGGGGTATAGGCTTTTCTGAAAGGAGCACATATGGGAAAGATTGTCGTTCACGAGAAGCGACTGACTATTGACGGGGACTTCCTCTCGCTTGAGGACTGCTTCGAGGCGTTCCGACGCAGTGTCGAGTATGCAGAGAGTCACGACATTGACGATACCCTCGTCATCTCGAGCTCGATCGATACGGTTGAGTTCCAGCGAGCGAACGGGAACAGCGTCCTCGCAACCTATGACGATATTCACAAGGTGCTGATCATGCGCCTATTCCTCAACGAGGGGGACGTGGTGATCAAGCCGATCTATATTTACAACCACAGCGAGTACCAGACGGCCTGTAGCTTCATGAGACAGGTCCTTGGTGGGCAGCTCGATCTTAAGAAGGAGTGGCTTGCATGAGTCAGAACAGCAAGAGCGTCATTGATTTCTTCACCCCCGACGGCCAGCTTCGAGAGGAGGCTGGTGAGTTCGAGGGACTGGACTTGGAGCCCTTCATCGACAAGCGGTCCAAGGTCACTCCGGCTTTCTCCAGCGCACTCATGGGCGTGATGCAGTTCGACCTCGAGAACGATGTGGAGGTCAGCTTCTACCGCCAGCCGAACTGTGTCTTTGGGGAGATCTCTTACCCCAACGGCGTCAAGACGATACTCTTCAAGTGTCGACAGCGCAAGAACCTCACTGGGTTCATCCGTAAGGTCCTGGAGATCGGATCCTGGGACACTACTCGAGTTCACACAGACTTCCGTATTCACGCCGACTTCTAAGGAGCACACAATGGCACGACCCAAGAACATCACCATCGAGAATGCCCGTATCTTCTTCAAGGACTTCTCCGCCTCTGGTCCTTTCGCCGGGGGTACCAAGCGCACCTTCTGCGTCGAGATTCCAGAGAACATGGTCCCTGAGCTCGAGCGGGACGACTGGAATGTGAAGACCCGGGAGTCTCGGAATGACCCGGATGCTCTCACCCACTACATCAAGGTGGAGGCGTCTTACCGATCCCGTCCTCCGAAGATTGTCTGCATTCCGAATCTGACTCGACGGAAGGTTTACATCAACGAGCAGACGATCGACTCTCTTGACTATGTCGAGATCCTGAACGTGGATCTCACGATCAATCCCTACGTCTGGGAGGCGAATGGCAACACCGGCGTGAAGGCATATTTGGGCACCATGTATGTCACGATCTCCGAAGACCCGCTCGACGCCAAGTATGCCGATGAGGAGGTGGCTGCCTGATGCGACGCTACGGTTTCTTCAACTTCCTGTTCGACGTCTTCATGGTCTCGGTGACCGGAGGATTCTGGCTCATCTGGATCTTCATTCGGGAGATGCGGCGCGGCTGATTTTATACCCCCGGGGTCTGTAAAAGGGCCCCGGGGTCCCCCACTCATAGAAAGGACACACGTGGCTAGCCGACTTATCGTCAGTGCTGATGATATTCTGAAGGCGGTCAAGGAGTCGGAGGAGTTCGAGAGGAAGGCCCTCTCCGAAGCTCGTAAGCGAGATCGAGCTGAGGGCAAGGAGCCTCGAGAGACTCTGTATCCTAACCCGGATCTTAAGCCTGGTCGAGAGATCGTGCTCGACTACATCAAGAACCCGGAGCGTCGTCGTACGCCACGGTGTTCCGTTCACCTTGAGAAGCGTACTGCGAACAACAGCTATCGGTTTATCGTAGACGTCTCTCAGGTTCGAAACCGAGAGCTTGCAGATGAGATTGAGAAGGATCTCTTCGCATTCATGGACTATATTCTCGACGAGTACGACATTCCCAAGCGGATTAGAAAGAGAGCAGAAAATGAGCGAGATTAAGTTTGAGAAGGGGCCTGTTGAGATTGATGAGATTGCTGCTTACATTAGTAATCTCAGTGATACTCGATTCGATGCGCCTTTCCCCCAGCTTCGCTTCAAGGGTCGGACTCTGTTCATCACGGACGTCCTCAACAGTTTCAAGGGTAAGCGTCGACTCGTCACGATGACCATCAGCGGGAAGAAGAAGCTGTTCGATGTTTCGGAGCCGCTGTTCTTCGACGGAGAGAATTTCAACTTCCAGAACGAGTATGTCGAGATGACTTGGAAGGAGTACAAGAAGTACTGGGCCGACCAGCGTGGGGCTCGTCCAGACGTTATTCACTGGTGCGAAGAGCCGTGGATTGTCTACTCATTCACCAAGATCATTGGGGACGACAGTCTGTATGTCGTAATCGGACGCAAGCCCAGCGAACGCGTCACTCTGCGGTTCGACAAGGATACTATTATTACTCGAGCTGCGAATGAGGTGGGTACAGGTGTTACCTGGACTGTGACCGGTGCTCAGATCATTGCTAACGGAAAGAAGTGGGACTAATCGTGAAATTGACCCCATCCGGATTTTATGAGTCCCCTCGAGTTATCAAAGGGGAGTACTTCTTGGTATACATCAAAGAGATTCTCAATTGTGGTGACGAGCTGTTTGTGCAGTTCGGACCGAGCCAAGACCCAAGGAAGGTATTGTCGTATACTCGTTTATAAGATTCCCAAACTCCCAACGCAGTATTTCTCGAGATTGAGGGTTCTCTTTACAGCTGGACCATTATCGAGGACATCGCAGAATTCGAATTCGTACAGTACCGACCCCAGACAGCATGGAAGGCAATTCACATGGGAAGCACTAAGCGCATCAACGTCAGCGACTTTGACGAGCTGTACATCAACCAGACATTCCGAAAGATGACCCCGGTCATTTTCCTGCATGAGGGGCGGTTCTGGCACGTCATGGGACTCGAGCTGGCTGCTTCTAATGAGGCGGAGTGGTTCATCTACCTTAAGCGGCAGGAGTGCGATTTCATGATCCGGGTTCCCTTCACTCGAGACCAGAAGTTCCTATACAACCCGCTCTCGAACTCGTGGAGCCTGGATGACCCGACTCAGGAGATCAAGGACCTTGAGCAGATTAAGAAGACCCTCAAGTCAGATGAGGTTTCCGAGGTGATCGTCTCCGGCGTCCCGATGCGTCTCATCAGGGTTCAGGAGATCGCAAAGGGTGTCCTCTTCTTCGTCTTCCTCGACACGGCTGAGAAGCGTCGGTACTACTACGCCCGTCACACGACCAAGCTCCGTATTGTCACGGACTCGGAGACGGGTAAGACGAAGTACCTCCTCGACCACATCAAGGCCATGCACATTGACTGAGCGCTGGCGAAGTTTGCCCCACCCCTACTCAAGGTATGAGGCATCTGATCTCGGTCGGGTGCGGAATATCTCGAGTGGGCGAGTTCTTCGGATCCAGAAGTGCTCAGACGGGGCTCCCGGGTTCTCCCTGTATCGCGATGACTCAGGTAAGCAGACCATGGTTCGCTGTGGTATTGTTATCTGGCGTGCGTTCAATGGAGAGCCCGGGAGGGGGCATTATGTCATTCACTTGAATGGTGACATGGCTAACGCTCGTCTCGAGAATCTGGATCTCGTATCGTACTCTGAGTACCGGCAGGCCTGGTATGAGGAGTACAATGCTCGGATGGATGCTCTCTTTGAAGAGACAGTGTCTGAGTTCGACGACTATATCTTCGGCTCTTGTACTGAGTCGGAGGAGGATAGAAAGGCTCGCTTTGGCGACTGAGAACTGGAAGACGATCCCCAACCTCAATGACAAGTACGAGGTGTCGGATCTTGGGCGTGTTCGAAACAAGAACACCGGTCGATTCCTAACACCCCGGTACAAGGATGGGTGCTACATGTATCGCATGGAGAAGCCCAGTCCTCACGGTCGGGAGCGAAAGGTGAACTCCGCTGCGGTTCTCGTGTACGAGGCATTCGTCGGAAAGATCCCGCATGATCACTACGTCCAGTACAAGGACGGGAACCGACGGAACCTCGCAGCGAGCAACCTCTACCTCAAGAGCAACTCCGAATTCCGCAAGGAGGAGTTCGAGAAGGGGCAGCTTGGATTCCAGGTATGGTACCGTCGTAAGGCGAAGCTGCTTGAGGAGTACGAGTCCAGTTTTGACGAGTGGATCTTCGGCTCCTGCACCAAGTCCGAGATGGAAAGGAGATCTCGAGTATCATGACCGTTGTGTACCGCCCTGAGCAGATCCAGGCGGTGCGTCAACTGCAGAACGGCAGCATCTTGGCGGGTGGCGTTGGTTCGGGGAAGACCCTGACCAGCCTGGCGTGGTACCTCACGTCAGTTTGTAACGCCGCCTCGTTCAAGAAAGGGGGGTCCTTGGCTAAGAAGAAGGTCAAGGGCTCCCCTACGCTGTATGTCATCACAACCGCTAAGAAGCGGGACTCCCTTGAGTGGGAGGAGGAAGCTGCGCGTCTCGGTCTGAGTACTGATCCTGCATGTAGTTTCACTGGTTCATCCATTGTGGTGGACTCGTGGAACAACATCGGGAAGTACTCGGATCGAGAACACGCGGTATTCTTTTTCGATGAGCAGCGTGCTTCCGGCAGTGGGCGCTGGGTCAAGGAGTTCTTGAAGATCACTCGTAAGAACACCTGGCTTCTGCTCTCAGCGACGCCTGGAGATGTCTGGATGGACTACCTCCCGGTATTCATGGCTCACGGGTTCTTCAGGACTCGTACGGAGTTCATGGAGGACCACGTTATATTTGACCGCTTCGCAAAATACCCCAAGGTCAAACGATACATAGGGGAGGCGAAGCTGCAGCGACTTCGTCGGAGTATCCTTGTGGAGATGCCGGTGGAGCGACACACTACTCGTGAGAGGGAGACTGTCTGCTGCGATTACGACCGTGACTTGTACAAGTGGGTCGTTAAGAACAGGATGGATCCCTGGACAGAGGAACCCCTTAGAGATGCAGGTGGGGTCTGCAGAATCTTGAGAAAGGTGGTCAGTGACAATGACTGGCGTTCAGAGCAAGCCCAGCGCATACTCTCAAGCAATGAGAGGGTTATCGTATTCTACAATTACAACTATGAGCTCGATCGAATCCTTGCAGTTGCAGAGAGCCTTGGACTGCCTACGGCGCAATGGAATGGACATCGGCACGATGCTATACCAGCAGAACCTCGATGGGTCTATATCTGTCAGTACACCTCGGCAGCAGAGGGATGGAACTGTACTAGTACCGATACGGTTCTCTTCTGGTCCCTCAACTATTCCTGGCGAGTGACGGAGCAGTGCGAGGGGCGGATTGACCGATTGAACACGCCGTATTCTCGGTTGAAGTACTACTTTCTTGAGTCAGATTCGTCGATCGACAAGGCTGTTCGGCGGTCTCTGAGCTCGAAGAAGGTGTTCAACGAGAGGGCGTTTGTCGGTTAGAATACGTGTGACGATAAACCAAGTGGCCATTTTTTTGGCCATGTGGCCACTTTTTCGTGTTACGGGTGATGCTAATGTTACTCGTCACACGTATTGTGGCCAAAAAAAGTGGCCACTTGGTGTCACACGTATTGTTGGCTTTTCCTTGGAATTGCAACGAAAAGTCGGAAGTGGCCATTTTTTGTGAAATATATTAATTGATTGATTGATTGATTTTTTATTATATATATGAAAATAGGGTTTTTGACCACTTTTTTGTCCACCCCCTAGTTTGGTGCTGTTTGACGATGTTTGACGATGTTTATCGATCGAATTTTCACATTAGTAACATTTGTAACAAAACCCCACCCATTCCAAGAATACCCCCTCTACAATACGTGTGACACCCCTTGTCGCGAACTACGCATATAATGATAAGAAGGATAGAAACAAGCCTATCCCTTCTTATAGGCTTACCCAGAGGAGCACACCATGCGTGAGTCACAATTCCAAGCACAGCTCATCAAGAAGCTGAACAAGATGCTGCCCGGGATCATCATTCTGAAAAATGACCCCAACTACATTCAAGGTATCCCCGATCTGATTCTTCTCTACAAGAATCGTTGGGCAGCCCTTGAGGTGAAGCGAGGCGCCATTGCCTCAGTCCGTCCGAACCAAGCACACTATGTTCGGACCATGCATGCGATGTCGTATGCCGCATTCATCTACCCTGAGAACGAGAGCGAGATCCTCAGTGAAGTTCAACAATCACTCACAGCTTAGTGGGGCCCACGCATTCCTTTCTGCCAGTAAGTATCACTGGCTCAACTACTCTCCTGACAAACTGATCGAGACCTTCCGAACCGCCCAGGCTGCCGCAAAGGGCACCCGTCTTCACGAGCTCGCCGCTGAGCACATTCGTTTGAAGATGCGCATGCCTCGAAATAAGGTGACATTCAACAACTATGTTAACGATGCTATTGGGTTTCGGATGGAGCCGGAGCAAGTCCTGTTTTACTCGGTCAACTGCTTTGGCACTGCTGACGCTATCTCCTTTGACAAGGGCCTGCTTCGCATCCACGATCTGAAGACTGGCGTTCATCCCGCCAAGATTGATCAGCTCATGATCTACGCGGCACTCTTCTGTCTCGAGTATGATGAGCGTCCTGGGGCTATCAACTACGAGCTCCGTATCTACCAGAATGACGATATTCAGGTAGCAAACCCGGAGGGCGACGACATCGCCCCAATCATGGACACCATCATCCAATTCGACAAGCTTATCGAGAAGATCAAGGAAGAGGAGGCCTAATGGATCTCGCTCACTATGGTGTTAAGCGTAAGTCTGGACGTTACCCCTGGGGTTCCGGAAAGGACCCGCATCAGCACTCGGGCGACCTCCTCTCCACCATCAAGGATCTGAAGGCGAAGGGTCTCTCTGAGACTGAGATTGCCAAGGGTCTTGGAATGACCACCACCCAGCTTCGAGCCCAGAAGTCCATTGCCAAGAACGAGAAGCGTAAGGCTGACGTTGCAATGGTGGCCCGGCTCAAGGAGAAGGGGATGTCCAACACGGCCATTGGTCGTCGTATGGGCATCAACGAGTCCTCCGTTCGAGCGCTTTTAGACCCCACCCTCAAAGAAAGGGCGGGGAGTACTGAAGCACTGGCCAAGGAGCTCAAGAAGCAGGTCGGTAAGGACGGTCTTCTTGACGTCGGACTCGGCGTTGAGGTCAACATGGGTGTTACGAGCACCAAGATGAAGACTGCTACCGCCATGCTCGAGGCTGAGGGCTACCACGTTCACAAGGTGAAGGTCCAGCAGCAGACGACTGGTAAATTCACCGAAATGAAGGTCCTGGTGCCCCCGGGCATGGACTACAAGACGGTTCTAGCCAAGAGGGGCGAAATTAAGGCCCCTGGTGTCAATATTGAGGACCGGGGTCATACGGTATACGGTATCGAGAAGCCCACTGCAGTTTCCAGCAAGCGACTGAAGGTTCGCTATGGAAATGAGGGTGGTACCGATATGGACGGTGTAATTGAGGTTCGACGTGGAGTCAAAGACCTCTCCCTCGGTTCTTCCAACTATGCTCAGGTTCGAATCAGTGTTGACGGTACGCACTACCTCAAGGGTATGGCGATGTATTCGGATGACATCCCTAAGGGATATGATCTCCGGTTCAACACAAATAAGAACCCCACCGGAAACAAACTGGATGCCCTCAAGAAGCAGACAGGTGACCCGGCGAACCCATTCGGTTCTGTAATCCGCAAGCAGCTTCACTACACTGACTCGAATGGTCGGAAGAAGCTCTCTGCGATGAACATCGTTAACGACGAAGGTACTTGGGGTGACTGGTCAAAGACCTTGAGCTCCCAGTTCCTTTCGAAGCAGCCAGTCTCCCTTGCTAGGCAGCAGCTTCAGAAGGTACGAGACAAGCGCCGTGCGGAGTTTGAAGAGATTATGGCTCTTACAAACCCCTCGGTCAAGAAGAAGCTACTTCAGTCGTTTGCCGACTCTGTTGACTCCGATGCCGTTGATCTTAAGGCGGCAGCTCTACCTCGGCAGGCCAGTCAGGTAATCCTTCCCGTTCCCAAGATGAAGACCACGGAGGTTTACGCCCCCAACTTCAAACATGGGGAGAAGGTTGTTCTTGTTCGTCACCCTCACGGTGGACGATTCGAGATTCCTGAGCTGACAGTCAACAACAAAAACCCCCATGCCAGAAAAGCAATAGGGACCAAGGTTAAGGATGCAATCGGAATCCACCCCAAGGTGGCTGAGCGTCTGTCTGGTGCAGACTTCGACGGAGACTCTGTTCTCTGTATTCCGAACAACAGTGGGAAGGTGAAGACCTCTCCTGCTCTGAAGGGCCTGAAAGATTTCGACCCCAAGGTTATGTATCCTGCCTACCCCGGAATGACACCCATGACTTCTAAGCAGAAGCAGATGAAGATGGGTGAGGTCTCAAACCTGATCACTGATATGACTATCGGTGGTGCAAACCAGGCTGAGATTGCCCGGGCCGTTAGGCACTCAATGGTTGTGATTGATGCTGAGAAGCACAAGCTCAACTACAAGCAGTCCGAGATTGATAACGGTATTGCCGCCCTTAAGAAGAAGTACCAGGGTAAGGCAAATGCTGGGGCTTCCACTCTTATCAGCCGTGCCTCATCTGAGAAACGGGTACCTGAAAGAAAAGCCCGGTCCGCTTCAAAGGGTGGACCCATTGACAAGAAGACTGGACGCAAGGTCTATGAAGAGACTGGGGCTACTTATGTAGACAAGCATGGTAAGACTGTGCTTCGTACTGAGAAGTCCACTAAGTTGGCCGAGACCCATGATGCATACTCCCTTGTTTCAAAGAACGGGAGTGCTATCGAAACGGTGTATGCCAATCACTCTAACGAACTTAAGGCTATGGCTAACGAAGCCCGTAAGGCTACGCTTGCTATACCCTCTGTTCGAAAGAACCCCCAGGCTGCAAAGACCTATGCCCCTGAAGTTAAATCCCTCAAGGCCAAAGTAAACGAGGCCCTCCGGAATAAACCCCGAGAACGCCAGGCACAGGTCCTGGCAGACGCGGTAATCAGGGCGAAGAAGCAAGCTGATCCAACTCTTGCCAATGATAAAGAGCGTCTCCAGAAAGCCCGGCGCCAGGCTTTAGCCGAGGCCCGTCAAAGAACGGGGGCTGGTAAGAAGCCTTTCGCTATCACTCCTCGAGAGTGGCAGGCTATCCAGGAAGGTGCTGTATCACAGGCTGCACTGAACAAGGTTCTTGAACTTGCTGATGAATCAGTAGTGAGGGAACTGGCTACACCTAGGTCTCAGCCTAAGGTATCGTCCAGCATGGTGACTAGAGCCAAGGCTATGAGTAGTAGAGGTAAGACTGCTGCTGAGATTGCTGAAGCTTTGGGAATCTCAACAACTTCTGTACACCGTGCTCTAGAGGAGGGCTGACCACACCATGGTACACACCCTCTCACAGGGCCTCTCTAAGGAGGTCTATCATGGCTAGGATGCTGTCTACTACTGACAATCCTTACAATCCAAGAACTTCATGGGACGAATGGTTTGCTTTTGACACTGCCCATGGCTACGGTACCTGTGGCCTCCTGGCCAGGCTGTGCACATCAAGCGATTCGTTAAGTGAAGAACTTGAAATCGAAGAAATTGAAAATGCAATTGATCGAATCCTGAATCTTGATGGAACAAATTTCTATCAAACTTTCGAGATTGATGATTGAAAAATAAAAATTTCTTCGTCGACCCGGGGGAGGGGGGTCTCGCATTTAGGCCCCCCACCCTCATCGCCGCCCCCTCCATATTTTCCCCGGAGGGATATTTGGAAAGCCAATTGGGGACTAGGTTCTAGGGCCCACAGGAAGTTTCTCGTGTGCTCCTTTCTTCCTGCTGGTCTCGCTCACAACGGGCCCTAGAATCTAGCCCTCAATTGGCCCCAAACGCCCTCTATCTAAGGAGCAACTATGGGTAAAAGGGCCGCAACACCCTCTAAACCCGCTCGAACTGTGGAACAACGAGAGGCGCAGATGATCAATCTCGCGCTTGAGCTCGCCGAGAAGCAGCTTCGAGAGGGTACAGCACCGGCAACCACGGTGAACCACTACCTCAAGCTCGCCTCCACAAGAGAACAGCTGGAGGTAGAGAAGCTGAGGAATGAAACAGCACTCCTCGAGGCAAAGAAGACGGCGCTCGTCAGCGCTGAGCAAGCCGAGAAGATTGCCAAAGAAGCCATCGAAGCCTTCCGTACATACTCTGG